AGCAGCCTGACTGGCTTGCCCGTGTCACGGTGCCCCCACCCAGGCAGGGGGAAGATGCGCGTGCCCACATCCTTTGCACTGTCATCCCACCACCAAGGGGCGCCTGCGCTCAGCAGCCAGCGCTTCAGCACTGCCTTCATCCGGTCTGGTGACCAGTCGCCACCCACCCAGCCCAGCGAATCAGGTAGCCAATAGATGAGGCAGAACCCCTGCCCAGTCATCACCACGCGGTTTGGCTGGTCTGGTAGGCCTGCTGCTGCAGCTTCTTTGACCACCACGCGCAGCAGGTCAGTGTCAGCCAGCCACTTGCCCAGCTCCACTTCACTGGCAGCGCGCATGCCTGCCTTGCGTTGCTTCTTTGTGGCGCCCCAGCGCTGGGCAGCCCCTGCCCAGTCATAGGGGTCAACATCAATGGTGAGGGCAGCAGCTTTGCCCAGGTCAGCCATGGTCATGCGCTTGCTGTCTTGCTTGAAGAAGCCTGCGCAGGTCATGGGCACCCAGCCCTTTTTACCTTTCAGGTGCCTTGCCTTGACGGTCAGACCGGCTGGTATTGACGGCAACAATGATGCCGCGATAGAATCAACGTGAGAAGGATGCATTGCGGTGCTCCGGCAGGGCAGTGGGCTGCAACCCGTTGCCCTGCTTTATTATGAGGGTGTCTTGACCAGCAGCTGCTGCTTCAGTCGCCGTGGTGGCTTCTGCAGCTGCTGCTGAATGAACAGTATCAGCCAGCGCCTGACAACCTGGTCACTGAAGTCAGCAATGCTGAGCCCAGTCAAGAAGGCAGCGAACCGCACCAGACGGTGCGTGTCTTCTCTGACGAGCAGGGCTTTCCAGTGCGCAGGGGGCATGGCTTCAGCATAGCATGGCGCCCCTATATATAGGGTTGCTTATTAACAAACAGCATCATTGTGCAGGTTCGTCAATGCTTTTGCGCGGTCCAATAGAGGCACTATATATAAGATAGGTGTATGGTATGGACTGCCCTTTTAGCTTGGTTCAATGCCCTATATCCTTCATAGGTGGCGCCCTATATATAGGAGCGCTATATATAGAATATGGAGGTTAACCGCCATGCAATGCCCAGTTTGCAAGAGCAAAAGCATAGTCAGAGAGACGCGCACCCCGGTGAAGTTCCAGCACACCTTCTTGCTGCGGCTTGAAGCTGACTGGCCTGAGCTGGTGTGTAGAACACGCAAGTGCAAAACCTGCAGCAATCAATGGCCTACCGTTGAACTGCCAGTCGATGACCTGCAGCTGATGCTTGCAGATGTGGCGAGGCAGGCAACACAGCTGATGCGTGCAATCTGATGTACGCCCCCAGAGATGAGCGCACCAAGTTTGAAAAGCTGACGCGCAAGCAACAGCACCTGGTCAAGTGGCTGGCTGAACACCCTGATGCCGTTGTCAGTGATGCCGTGGCAGCTGGCGTTTGCAGCTTCAGCACCGCTGACCGAATCAAGCGCAAGCACTTGGCAGCCTGGGTGGGCGCCTATCGTGCCACGCTGCCAAAGACAGCAGCCCAGCTGGCTGAACAAGCCACTGAGCATCTGAACGGCTTGCTGATGCCTGCAGTCAGGGTGCTGGCTGACACTCTGGTATCAGGCGAGGGCAACGCCACTGCAGTGAAGACAGCGCAGTATATCCTTGACGGCATCAGAGCCCAGGCAGCAGCAGCACCTGCGCCAAAGTATCGCAACGGCTTTGAGCCAGTGGAAGAAGCAGAGCTGGCAGCGGTGCTGCAGCTGGTGGGTGAGTGACGTTCATCCCTGGCAGGGTGCCACGTGCTCTGGCAGGGAAGGTCAGCAGGTTGCTGTCAGACCTGCCCAGCTTTGCCCAGCTTCACACCGTGCAAGATAAAGACAGCAAGAAGCCTGTGCGATTCAAGCCCCTGCCCATGCAGCGCAAAATCTTTGAGGCAGTGCAGGCAGGTCACAAGCGCATCATCATTGTCAAAGCGCGTCAGGTAGCTGCCACCACTGGCTGCAAGATGGTGCTGCACCACATGGCGTACACCACCAGCTATGCTGCCATGCATGCAGTAGTGAGCATGCGAGATGACAGCGCCACTGCTCTGATGGATGATCCCAGGCGCTGGCTGGATGATCCGCCCACCCTTTTGAGGCGCCCCATTCAGACAAAAGCAAGGGGGCGCATAGTATATGACGACACTGGTGCCAGCCTGCAGGCCTTTACTAGTCGATCAAAGACCGGCTTGCGCAGCTTCACACCTGCTGCAGTCCTGGTGTCAGAAGCTGCATATGCTCCAGACCTGGAAGAAGTCATAGCCCAGGCTGATGCTGCAGTTGGTGATGGCTTGCTGCTGGTAGAGAGCACAGCCAACAACCCTGCAGACTTCTTCAGCCAGCTGGTCAAGGGCGCCCCAGAGAACGGCTGGCACCTGCTCACGATGTGGTGGCACGAACACCCGGCCTATTCCAGTGACCTGGTGCCTGATGACTTTCAGCCCACCAGCGCAGAAGACCAGCTGGCTGACCGCTATGCCCTGAGCAGGCAGCAGCTGCACTGGCACCGGACCACCAGCAGACGGCTGGGAAGTGATCACAAGTTTAGGCGGGAATACCCTTCCTGCCTGGATGACTGCTTCCTGATGAGGGAGGGCGGCTATTACGGTGATGAAGTGCTGGCTGATATTCATGTGGTTGAACACATCAGCACCACTGATGGCAGGGAGATTGAACCGCCCCACCCACATGACCGCTATGTCATGGGGGTTGATGTTGGTGGTGGTGTTGGTGGCGATTACAGCGCGCTGGCAGTGGTGTCAGTGTCCACCATGCAGCCGGTCTATACAGAGCGGTGCAACACCACCACCCCTGGCAAGTGGGCGCACCGCGTCATTCAAGTGGCCAGCAGATACAACCAAGCGCTGGTGCTGGCAGAGAGCAACAACCATGGGCATGCGCTGATGCTTGAGCTGGGAAACTGCGGATACCATCAGCAGTGGCGCAGTGCAGCTGGCAGGCCATGGGTCACCACGCTGCAGAGCAAGCTTGATGCGTTTGACACGCTCAGGGAAGCCCTGAGCATCGTAAAGATCATGGACCGCGCCACATGGCTTGAACTGCGCTCACTCACCATCCCTGCAGGCAAAGTGGCACCAGAGGCACCCAGGGGCTGCCATGATGATGCAGCAATCGCAATGGCGCTGGCTTATCGCTGCATGCGCGATGTGCCTTCATCCTGGCGGACACATGCGTTAGTATCCGGGAAGACTCGTATTGATGACTTGATCAGTGCCAGCAGGGCAAAGCGTATCAGGTCTTCCCGGCTTCCCTTCTAAGGCTGACCATGCTGACACCAGAGCAAGTGGCTGACTTCTACCATCAGCACCGTCAATACTGGGATACCAGACGCGATGAGATGCGTGAGCTGCGCAATCTCTACATGACACGATTCTGGCAAGATGAAACCTTCCCCACCCTTGACGGCATCTTGCGCACTGAAGTGCCCAAAGCCTATGCCGTGGTTGAAAGCTACCTCGGCAGCTTGTATGCCAAGAATCCTGCTGTGTTTGTGCAGCCTGACCTGCGCGCCAGAGGCAACCCGCAAGTTGCAGAAGCCACGGCCAACCAGTATCTGCTGACCATCAGGGAACAGCTTGAGGATGCAACCCGGCTGGCGCTCATCTATCCGTGCGGATTCGTCAAGCTGGCACCAGTGCAGAGCGTTGACCCACTGCAGCGCGTGTCATGCGCAGCCCTTCCCCCCTGGGAAGTCATCGTTGACGCCACTGCAGCCAGCTGGTCTGCGCAGCGCTACGTTGGGCACGTTCAGCTGATGCCCTTGCAGGAAGCTGCAGAGCGTTACGGCAAGCCTGAACAAGCATTCAGAAGCCGCGCATATAGCAAGTGGATTGAATCTACTGGGATTGCTGGGAAAGATCAGATGCTGGGGCTGGGTGCGCCCACCAGCGCGCCATCAGCATCCCAATGGGTGCAGGTTGTTGAGCTGTATGACCTGGTGCATGACAAGCTGCTGGTGTGGTCTGAAGATTATGCTGATGGCACTGACTTCTTGTTCACTGGCATCACCGTGCAAGTGGGCGCACTGGATGCAGGCGCTGCTTCTGACACTGAAGCCCCTGATGCTGAGCTGGTGCATGAGACAACGGGCATCCCATTCAAGTCAGCCAATGGCAGGCCAGTGGTGCCCCTGCTACCCCTGTACTTCTCCCGTGACCCAGACACCCCGCTGCGCGGCTATTCGCTGGTGCAGCGCTCGCTTGACCAGTTCAGAGAGCTGAACGTAATGAGGACCTATCAGGCTCAGGGTGTGCGACGTATGGCGCGCCAATGGATGGTGCGCGCTGGCTTCCTGAGTGAAGACGGTGCTGCCAAGATTGCGCAGGGCCTGGATGGTGAGTTCATTGAAGTGGACCTGCCCCCAGGCACTGACCTGACTGGCAACATCACCCCAGTGCCCCAGGCGCCCATACCTGCTGACATCAGCCTGTATGCGCAAACCGTTGACAATGACATCAATGCTGCAGGCCTGCTGGCACCCTTCACCCGTGGTGAAGTCACCAAGAGCACTGCCACTGAACAGCAGCTGCTTGCTGCCTACACCAGCAGTGAAGTGGGGCGCATGGCACGTGTCAGGGATGCTGTCATCACTGGCATTGCGCGCACTTACAATGTGATGCTGAGCGTTGTGCTGGGTGATGATGCAGAGCCACTGGCACTGCCCAACCCAGTAGGCCCCACC